CGCAACGACCGTCGTGCCTTCTGATACCTCTAAAGTGACTGGCGTTCCCGTGCTGTCGTTTGCACCACCATTGTTGTAATCCTTAAAAGCGTTAGGATTTGCAAGCCTAGTTAGCTCGACCTTAAAGTCGTAGTCGGTGTTATCCTCGATGTCTGTGCCAGATACCAGCGTGACCTCGTAGCTTTCGTCAATCGTATAGCGAGTTGCGTATTGCAAAAGCGTCGGCGATGCCACGAACGTCTGGGTAGTTCCTATCTGGTGTGTAGACAGATACGCGCTATCTGTTGTCTTCTTAGCAAACAGCTTGACCGTAATTTTTACGCCGTTACTATTCGCCGCAAAGTTTGCGGGTGCGGTGAAAACATCGTTAATTGCTACGCGAACGCGAATGTCGTCAGTGCCGTGATCGGGCGCACTCGCAAGCTCAATGTTTTTAGTAGAGCCTAAATAGAACCCTGTGGCTGTCGTATAAAAGCCGCCAGTGTTACCCACTCGCCTCGCTATCTCATCGTAAGCCTCATCACTCAGCGCGGCTTTTCCGATGGATGCGTCTGTGTACCCTGACGCTTTAATGTTTGAAGGCATTACAGTTGTATCAGTTACACCAGCAAAGTCGAGCTTAGTCGGAGCCAAGACGCCTTTAATGTCTAGTTCGAACGCTGTTGCACCTTCATTTTCCGCAAACGATATAAAGCTATCAGCGTCGCCAAACACAAAGCTACCGCCATTTAAATCTATAAACGCGCCGTTCTCGTTGCCCGTTGGAATATTTTGATTCGAACTGCGTGTAAAAATGTCCGAAGGTATCGGATCAGTGACGCCGCCAGCCTGCAACGTACCGCCCGTGATGTCGCCCAGATCAGCGTTTATTGCCTCTAAGTCTGTGACCGTTATTTTGCCAGCGGTAACTGCGCCGTCTTCTATTTTGACTTCTGTGACCGCGCCGTTTTCTATCTTGCCTGTAGTAACTTCGCCATCGGCAATGTCGTTCTCTTTTGTCCTGACCGATGTGCCAGTAAAACTACTCGTCTTAGCTGATTCGTTGCCCGAATAGTCTATGGAGCTTAACCAAAAGTATTTAGTCTTTGGACTAGTCTCGCCGTCAGCCAGCGTATAAACAAACTCCTCGCCACGCGTCTTGCTTCTAGTCGCCGTGCTCAGGTTGTCGGTATCGTTGTAATAGATAAGCGTGAGCGCCAAATCTTCGTCTGTTGCTTCAGTCCATTCAACCGTGATCTGACGAATTCCGCCCGTTGTCGTTGGGCTAGTTGGAACTGCTGGCGCTGTCGTGTCACCTGCTAGGCTGGCGACGTTAAGCGTCGTCCCGCTACTTCTTACGCCGATTAGGTTCTGCGCTTTAACAGTGAAGGTATACGCCGAGCCAATTGTAAGCTCTGAAAGCCTAATGCGAGGGTTGCGTGTTTGCACTTCATAAACATCGCCGTCGCTATCTTTTTCATAAGTGACGACGTAAAACTCAACGAATGCGTCATCTGGCGCAGTCCACGTTAAATCAACGCTTGTAATTAGCTTGCCGTCTGGCCCTTTCAAGCCGACGACGCTGTGCTGTAGCGACGTGACGTTATCAACAGTGCGACCATCGTATAGTGGCAACTCTCCACCGCTTAAAAAGTCCTCTTCGTCGCTTGTTGTCCAATCGTAAATTGCAGACGCTGTTTCAATACAGACTAAATTGACGCCCAAGGTATCGCCGTCATTAATTGCCAGCGAGTAATCGATGACCTCAAATGCTTTGTTGCTGTAGTTAAGACGATCGTTTGTGACCTGTATCGTATCGCCAACTTTGACCTGAAGCCCTTTCAGGTTGACTGTCATTGTCATCACGGTTTGCTGACGACTTCTCAGCAATGCGATTTTTGCGAGTCTCTGTGCCTGTAGGTTATTAGTTACAAAAGGCAACGGCATATCGAGATAAAGAGGGTCGCCGTCCTCTGTCGCATAGCTAGAGCTAATTTGCGCAGGGTAGTCTAATACTTTGTAGTTTTTCTCTTCTGAAACAAAAATGCCTTTAACGCCGTTGTAGATGCCTCTACGCGACTGCTTGGTCTGCGTCTGTATGTCGCTGACAACGTCTGCCTCTGTAAACGTATGCGTTGGCGTTTTGTACTCTGCGCCGTCTATAAAATACTTGCCACCCGAGTAAGTTAGTTTGCCGCCCATAGACGACAATAATTGTTCGATGTTGGCTTTTATCTGATTTGCTGTGTCGATGACGCCGTTGCATTGGTATCGGTCTTGCGTGCCGCCACCAGCAAGACTGACTTGCTCATCACATAAATCAGCCGCGTCCCCGACAGACGTGTTGTCGATGTTGGCCGCAATTTCGTCTAGGCCATACTCTGACATCATATAGTCGCGCAGACACAAAGCAGGGTTCTGGCTATAGGCTGTTACCTGATTACGAGGGTCATAGACTTTTTTGCCGCGCACGACTGCGGTGATATTTGGCACGCCCTGCGGGAACTTATCCTGATTCCATTCTAGTTTGAAGGCGATATAGGCTATGCCCGACAGCTTATGATCGGTAGTCCAACGGCTGTTTGCGTTGACAAGCTGAGTTGATGCTGACTGTCCTGACGTACCAAACTTGCGATCTATGGTGACATACGTTCCCCAATCACCTTGGAATCCACCGCTTGCGGTCCATATCTTGTTATCGTTAAACCAAATCTCGTCGTAGGCTTGTATCTCGTGCGTGGCAAACACGATTGCCATGTGTAGATATTTATTGTCTGTGCCTGAGTGCGAGATGAAAACGACATTGCCACCAACTCGTATTTTTCCGTAAATGATTTTACGAGTTCCAGCAGGCTCTCGCGTTGTCTGCGTGATGCCTCGCATCTGATCGCCAAGGTCAGGCTGAGGTGCCAGCGCTCGTGACACCATAGACAAGCCAGCGCCCAGAGCGAAAGCGCCTAACGCCGCACCCCAGCCAATGGCCAACGTGCCTGCGGCAATCATCGCACTGCCTATTGATGCAAGTCCTGCTACTGCGGCAATCGCCATTTTGTTACCTCAATACTAAAGAGTAGACGCGCTCAATCTCTTCAAAGCCCATACGCTCTAAGATAGGATCGAAAGGTTGGTGCGCTTTTGTGTTGATGTGTAGCTTTGTTATGCCTTCAGCCCTCAAAGCCTCAACCGCATATTTTATAAGTTTCATGCCTGTAAGTCCGCGCCTAGCTGACTTGGCAAGAAAAATAATATCGTTGTTCGCAAAAAGGTGATCGCGGTAGTGCAACGACTTACTGACGATGACGACGAAGTAGCCCACGAGCTTGCCGTCTTTACGTGCGGTATAAACACGCAACGCATTGATTGCGTCGAGTCGTGCGTAGCCTTCCCAATCAGGATTTAGCTTAATGATGTCTTTGTTAAGCGCAATCTCGTCATAATGCTTTTCTAACAAAGGCTCTATTTCTCGCCTGACGTTGGCTAAATTTTCGAGTGCAAATTCCATAGCTACTCCTAACGAAGGTGTCTCGGATTACCGTTGTCGCGAGGATCGCGATCATCGCCGCCGCCAATGCTTGCAGTTGACCTACCCCAAACAATTTCTTTTTCAGCCATCTCAGCAACAAACTCAAGCCCTTTATCATTCGGATAATCAATTTTTTGATCCTCGGCTGTATAGCGTCTGACGCGAGTGCGCTCAAACTCAATTAGGCGGTTTTCTACGGCTACCTGTATTGTCGCAGTCTCGGACGAGTCATTAATGACCATCGTGTCCATGAAGCCGCTGAAAACGACAACAGGGTTAGTAATGACGCCATTGCTTGCGTCCATTGCGCCAAGCAACACCTTTAGCTCGCGACCTTGGTAATCCTCGTCTCGCGCTTTTGCTAACAGTGGGTCGGTAATGCCTGATAGCGTGACATTAATGCCGTTGGCTTGTAGCTCAGATGACTCTGCAATACCGCCGATAGACAGCAACGTGCCTGCACCTACATAGTCAACGCTATTAACCGTAAGATTGCCTATACCGTTCCAGAGATTTAAGTTGCCAGAGTCAAACGCGCACTGCACCAAGACGATAGGACGGACCAAATCGGCAGTGACTGCCGTCTGCATTGCACTAGATAAACTTCTGCTCATATTGCCTCAACACACGCAAAGGTAAAGCCATACAGACTTGCTTGATCTATGCTCCAACCGATTTCATTAGAAGAAAGCCGCCACGTTCCTTTTGGCAACGTAAAGTCTAAACTTGTTGATGACGAAATAGCTGTACGCAGTGGAGGCATAATGTCTATCGTTGTTGAGTCGATAGCCGTCAGAATGTAGAGCGCACCGCTGATTTCGAAGTAATCGCCGACAACCGCGCCTGTGGTTGTTCCTGTTACTGTCGTAGCACCCGCTGTGCCGCTCGTAATCGACCCTGTAGCCGTTGTATTGTGCAAAGGGTTGCCCATCGTAAAGGTATTCGCTTGACCCCGCAGAGAGGCAAAGAAAGCCTCTACCTGCTTGGCATCAGATCGCTTTAGCGGCGGTAGTGTGACCTCCGCTTCCCAGCAAACACCTTGATGCTGATAAACCTGTTGGTCATAGGTAAATGGCGATTTGCTTATTGCGGTAGCAGATCGCAAACGCATAGTCATTGAGGTAAAGCCTACATTTGGAAACGCCGCCATTACACACCTACCATTGCCTTGCTAAAGCCACCGCCACGCATTCTAGCATCTGCGACTGCTGACTTGGCCGCATTGCTAATCTGTGGCAGTAGGTTAGCAATCTCAGCACGTACCGTTTGCTGTACGCCTGTCGTGACATTGATGTTTTGTACGACTGTAACACCGCCACCACCTAATTGATTGTTTGGAACTACTCGGCCCGTCGTGCTGGGGATAAATAATTCTGGCCCTTTTTCGCCAACCATATATGGCGTGTTGCCCGTTGCTACTCCGCCACGCGCCAAGCCTCCCATTGCGTAACCACTGCCGCCGCCGCCGCCACCACCGCCTGACCCGCTACTGAATGTAGAACTAAGCCCAGCCTGAATAGCCTCAAATAATGGCTTCGTGATGTAATACTGCACGAGCATTTTTATCAGTGAATCTACAACTGACTTTGCCATTGACCTCATGGCATCGCTAAACTTTTTGGCACCTGTCACGCCATCCGTAAATGCTTGCGTAAAAGTATTCATCGCGCCTTGCGCAAAACTTTCGACAGCCTCATCTAACGACGGCATTTTTTCGATGACGTTACTGATGCCTGTCTCAAATCTTTTCAGCCCGTTAATCAAGGGCATATACCACGGCGCTTTTGCCGCCACTGTGATATTGTCTATTTCTTTTTCGACTTCTTTTGTGGCGTTTTTAACGCCAGCAATAAGTCGATCAAACTCAGCGATCCATGAAGAATAGTCAGGTGCCTTAGGTTTTACGGGTCTTTGCAGTGAAGCGACGACACGATCATTTTCTGCAATGAGCCGATTAGCTTCTGCCCTTGCTTCTTCTACAGACGGGAAGCCTAGCTTTCTTAAAATATAGGCAGAGTCAAAATTCGTATCTTCTTGCTCGCCCTTTGCAATCGCCATCAACCCACGGTTGATATCTACTATTTTTTGCTGAATCTCTTTTTCAGCGGCTGACAGTCCGTCCAAACCAAATATGCGTCGGAAATCAAAAATGGCTACGTTAAGGTCGTAAATTAAATTACTAAAAGCCGTATGCACATGACTTATGCCAACTACCATAGCGCGGACAGCTTTTAGAAAATCTGTGACGATAGCCTGCGCAAACTTATCTACGCCGCCAGCACCGTCTATCGCCTCTAACTTGACCTTTGTGAGATGAGTGAAAAGAGAATCTAGCGCAGGTGCAACAGCGGCGGTAATCTGCGTCACAGTGCCACGGAACAGCGCTCGTAAGCGAGTAAATGCGTCGTTTGCATCTTCTACGCCCTGCGCCGTTTCTTGTGATATTACAAGGCCAAGACGCTCCGCCTCCCGATAAACATCGGCCATCTCGCTTTCTGTTTGACTCAACATATTGAGTACGGCTGTACCCTCAGAATCAAACAGCTTAAACGCGACTGCCAGTTTTTCTTCTTCGGTTCGAAGCTCTTTGAACGCTGTAGCGAGCTTTTGCATCCGTTTATCTAATGGCAACTGCTGAATTTCTCTAGCATTTATCTTTAGTTGCCTAAAGGCTGATACCGCTTCGCCTGTTCCTTTGGTCGCTTCAGCAGTACGACGCACAAAGCGTTGCATTGCCATATTTAGGGTGTTGGTTTCAATACCAGCAAGCTCGCCCGCATATTGCAGTTTTGATAAGGCTTCGGTTGTCGTCCCTATCCTGCTCGCCGTTTTTGCAAGTGCATCAGTCGCTTGCAGTGACCTAGCGATCAACAAGCCGATGCCGCCAGCACCAACGGCGCTGACAATCGCAGTTTTCAGGTTAAAAAATATTTTCGAAAGTTTGCCAAATGCGGCCTGTATTGACCGCAGGGCTTTTTGCGTCTGGTCAAACGCCTTGATGATAATGCTTACAGATTCAGTCGCCATCGCCAGACTCGCTAATTATCTTGAAGTAGGCGAGCCATTCCTGATACTCATTGACCGAAATCTGCTCGACCTCTTCGATTGTTTTGTGTAACCGATCAGCCAAGGCGATAAGGTTCATCCTAGACTGATCGGTCCTCAGTTTTTTTCGACATCCTCAAACGGGTCGATAGTGCCAAACATTTCATTAGCGATCTGTGACACTACTGTCGTCTCCTCCCCCATCAAATCAATCTTGTCCTCGGCAGAGCTAAACAGCTTTTCGCCGTCTTTGCTTTCTGCCTTCATGACAATCAGATCAACCATCGCCGCGATGCTAGGGTTCTGCATTACCTGCGGATGACGTTTCTGCAACTCGTTGAGGTCGTAACAGGTGAGCGGACGACAGTACAAGCTAAACGGTCCCTCGTCATCTGCCCACTCTGCTACGTCGATTTTGCGCCGCGACTGCTTCCTGCGCTGACGCAACTCTTTAGCGAGACCCATTAGTTAGTCGCTTCTGTTACTGCGCCAGAAACTTGCACTGAAAACGAAGCCTCAACCAGACCGTCGTATGATGCCGAGATAGTCTTAGCTGTTACGAGGCCACCGCCTGAGTAATACTTTTCGCCCGTGCCT